TCCAAGTTAAATTATTAGTTCCGCAGTAGGATTTGAACCTACGTCAAATGGCGCTACCCAAATGCTTCACAGTGGCTCTACACTGCTAGCCCGTTTTGGCCTCTCCGAGCATGACGGATACTATCTTGTTACTGCTTAGTCCATGTGCCGCAACGCTGTGATTTGAATGCGCCATCCGTTGCTGCAATCGTTACCATTGCTTGCTGCCCTGCGCCAACATTTTCATTTGCGATAATCGAGGTAAGTTCCCCGTTAGTGTCTTTCAATCGTTCCCAATAACACCCCACACTCTTAGCCGGAACTACCGTCTTGTAGACTCCCGGTACAATCCTTCCGGGTACTGCGCTCTTAGCTACCTCATATGTGCCATCACCAAAAGAGGTAAGCGCGGTAGGGGCAGCTAGTACAGTGGTTTCCGACTGAATAGGTGCCGGATTAGTTGTCTTTGGGCTAGCGGCACACGCAATGCCAACCAGTGTGGTGATTATTACACTGCTGATAATAATGCGTTTTAGCGGATTCATCGCTTCCTAGAATGCTGAATTGAATGGTGCTACTGCCGCTTGTGGATCAACCACGCAGCCCATATCAAGAATGCGTTTAGCGGCCAACATGAGCTTTGTTTGATCTGCTGGCGCATACAACGTGGGTTCTTTTGGTTTAGAATCCGGAATCGTCGTCGTCGTCGTCGTCGCCGTAGCTGGTGTCTTCATTATCGTATTCGGAATCGTACGATTCATCATCGCCGGTTTCTCCCTCCACGATCAGCGGCATGATTGCGCCAATGTCCTTAGGGTACTTTTCCGCCTGCTCACCCTTGTTGTCTCTGAGTTCAGCAGCCACGTACTGCTCACCATCTTGCCGCCACTTGCCGATGGACTTGATGTTTCCATCGTTATCCACGATTGTTCGTGTTTCAAAATCGCGACCACTCACGCCGATGGCATCAAGAAACGGCACATAGCGGAAGGCCGATTTCTCAGTAACCGGCATGAAAACCATGATCGAGTAACCGTCGTACTTGCTCTCGCCCTTACGGTCTACCCTTGGTGCCAATTCCAGCCCCAAGCGCATCTGTGCGCACTTTTCGCTAGTCTCGGGAACGTACTTGAGCTGAGTAATCAGCCACTCATAGACACCGTTCGGTGGGATTGGTCCGGCGTACGGTGTGAATTGTGAGGCCCTGTCAAAGTCCTCAACGACAGAGGCGGAAATTCCCCATCGAGCCTTAGGCATTAAACGCCCTCTCCGTTAATCTTGGCTAGCATTCGCGGGATTGTTGGTGAATCCATGTACGGTCCCATGCAGCCGAATTTGTCCCCTGTGATGTACCTGATTTCATCGGCGTCACGTTGCCGGCCCGTGGGGTTAGCGAACCATAGGCGCCGAACCTCTCGTGATTCAGCGGGATTGGCCTTACTGCGTACTCTGCGTTTCTCGAAATACGCGGTAATATCCATGAGACCCGAGATAGCATTAGCCGTCTCAGTAACCTTGCCCTGAATACCAGGGAAGACAAGTAGCTCGCCGTTCTCTGTCTTGTCCGTACGGTAGGCATGCGCCGTAATGAGCAGATTAACGGGCATGTCGACAAGCTGTGGAACCCAAGCTTTCAGGAAGTTCTGCGTATTGAAATAGTCTGGCTTGTCTGGCAAGTTTCGATGAGCCCGTTTAGCTGGATTAGCATCGAATGCTTCAGCGGCATAAGCAAGACGGAATCTGTCTTGCATCGTGGACATTCCGTCAAGGACAAGCCAAGAAAGCTTTTCGTACCGTCGTTTGTAGTTGAGCCAGTCAACAGCGGCGAGTGCGGTAGCTGTATCAGCGATACGCCGAACATGCCCTTTGGCGCCTTGCCTCGCGGCACTCTTATATCCAGGCTCACCACATAGCCATAGAACTCTGCCAGGACAAGTGCCCGCAAGTACCGTCTTACCGACGTTGGAGTCTCCGTAGCACAAGATGTTGATAGATTCAGCGGTTCCGTCAAGGGCTATCAGCTCTCTTTCAAAGTCACTCAGTGAGACATTCTGGCGCTCTGTCTTCACTACCTCGCGTACTGGCATTCACCCTCACTCTATGCTGGCAATCGCACCATGTAACGTTGGCACGTTTACCTTCGCATTCATTATGTAACTCGGGCATTTTTTTATCAGCTGCTGTTATACACGATTTACAAATCATGCTCACCACGCATTAACTTTTGCAAATATTCACGTACATCATATTCTAGTTTTTCACGTTCCTGATAATAAAAATTGCGCGTGCGTCGCATATTCCAAATTACTGATATAACAGCCATTGATAAGCTACCAGTCAGCATCATTAGCATGTCTCGCGCAGTCATTTCCAGCCCCTAAAGCGTGCACGTAGTCGTGCATTTGGTTGCTGGCGTGGCTCATTGGGTACACAATCAATGCAGCACGTAAACGATTGATCATATCCACCAACCAAACAGGAAATGACCAAACAACCAGACCAGCACAGAACCCACTAGGAAGCTACGCCAAGACATCAAGGCGGCTTTCATAGGGGTGATGCCAGGCTCAATCTTGAGCCAGGCCCAAATTTGCTCTGAGAGCGTGTCGTGAGGCTGCTTGCGGATGAGTGCAATCGTCTCGGGTATCACAAAACCTAAGACTCCGAAGACTCCGAACCAATACCATCCCCACATGATTCACTCTCTTCTGTGCTCGGCATATGGAGCACAAGCGCGTCATAGATTGGTGTAGGCATTGCTGCCACAAGGGCGGCAGGAACAACAATCTTGCTAATCACGTCGATCATATTTCTTTCACCAGAATTTCGACTTCACACATTTGTGGATAATGAATCACACTCGTGACGGTTAGCAGCCCCATGTGTGTCTGCAATTTGATTTGCTCACCGATACGCGGAACGATGGGCAATTCTCCGCCTACAAACGTCTTAAGGCATGTACCATCAATCGCATTATTAATTTCCATGCGACGCAAATACACAATTCACCCCATTTCAAATGTCGCAATCTCATCTGTAGAATCCCCATAATCGTACGGGTTACGCCGTCTGAACATCGTGCGTGCCATCTCAGTGATATCTGTACCGTCTTCATGCGCGACGCACATATCAAAGAATTGGCAGAATCTAGGGCACGACATGTGTGGAGTCTTGGGTAAATATTTCCAACAATCAGACTCTTTACGTAATAAGTTAGTTGTTGCTGTAATTAGTGCGCATTCCGCTTGTAAGCGACGGAGTGATTGTTTCTTTGCCGCTGTGGTCAGCAATACTGGGTGCCGAACAAAGTATGGCGGTGGTTGTGTCTTGCTGATTGTTCCATCTTTATTCAGGTATTTTCCTTGCGCGTTAGTCGGTCTACCGTCGGGTACCGCCTTACGCAGGAAGTTGTACATTATGCCATGTACATGGTCACGCTTGCTGATAATGCCGGCATTCTTAAGCGCTAGCTCCGCCATGGCACCGTAGGGTCTTGCCTGGTCATCAATAACCAGGTGGCTTGTTCGGATAGTCTTCGCTGTCTTGTGCTCGAAAATCCAAATGCGGTCTTGGCGGTCTCGCACTAGTAGATCAGGTTTCAATCTGTGCTCAGCGAATACACCGTTTTCATCTGAGAATGTGAACGTTAACGGAATCTCAGCTTGAATGACTTCCTTGATGTGCGGATCATGCGCGTAATGTTCTTCATATCTTTGCGCCATTATGTACCCAAGAGCAGCAAGTTCTTCCGCCTGCTCGATCACATGATCTGGCGCACCGTTCTGATGAGCACCATAAATAGCTGCTTCGGCTAGCACACTGAAATTATTTGACAGAATTCCATCTCTGAATGTTCCCGGCGCATACCATGTAGCTAGCGCGTCGTGCATCCATGCGCCTAGGGCTAGTGCGCCAAAGGTTTCATTTACTGGCACATAGCCTTTGCGCCACGCCCAATACCATTTGGTAGGGCAGCGCTTATAGTCCATGCGCTCATGGCTACGAATGATCGGCAGGTTCATGGACCCTACCTACAATTGGATGACCTTGTGGCCTGAAATGAACGTTCATTCGCTTGAGCATTGCGTGTACCGATGCATAGCAGCGGTCTAGTTCCCGCGCAATCTGCCGCACAGACATCCCGGTAGTGTACAGCGTTAGAGCCATCATTGTTTCTTCAACGGTAATTGGCCTACGCGGCCGATAACGCCTTGACATTTATTCCTCCTTTCGTGCCGCCGGTAAGAATCGAACTTACTCATACGCGATGGGCGGATGGACCTATCGCGTGAACACTCACACTCAGTGTGGAAGAGAAATTGTGTGAATGGCTCAACCATGAGCTACAGCGGCTTAAATGTGATCAAGTGAGCAGGTACCCCATAAGGCTGCAAGAGGGAGCCGTAGCTTTGTGGATCGGCACAAAGCAGAGTCCTTCAATGCGCGTGTGCAAGTGACATATCTCTACCATTGTTAACTCACTAAATCACGTGCCGACAGTGAGATTTGAACTCACAACTTTCACTTGCGTAAAGACTCGTCAGTCTAAAACGTGATGTTTTACCCTTAAACTATGTCGGCTTGTGTGCGTTGAATGGTCGCACCCCCATTTAGTTACCTAGAAGATGAAATCGTCATCAGCAGGCTTGGCAGCCGGCTTACCACCACGACGCGGTGACGGTGCGGCCTTGGCAGTCGGCGCGGCCTTACGGGCCACCCTACGGGCCGGTGCGGGTGCCGGGGCGGCCTTTGCCGGCCGACCCCTACCGCGCTTCACAGGGGGAGCAGGCTCTTCCTCGAATTCGTCGTCTTCGTCGTCTTCGCCGTCTTCGTCGTCCGAGTCAGCGTCGGTGTCTTCCTCATCGAATTCATCATCGTCCGACTCGTCGAATTCGTCTTCCTCGATTTCGTCTTCCTCGAAATCTTCCTCAACCGGCTTTGGCTTCGACTTACGGGCAGGGGCCGGTGCCTCATCAGCAGGCTTGCGACCAGGCTTGGCGTTACCAGTCTCAGCGCGCCAATCCTCCAACCACTGCGAATTCATGAATGCCGGCCGGGCAGCCGTTGCGATACTCACACCAGCGAGGAATGCCGACTTGAGCGAGCTAGCCTCGCTCGGCTTGTATCCAACTTCCTGGACAATCCACCGTGCGAACGCCTTGTGGTAATCGCTGGCAGGTTTATCGGCATACTGGGTAACATCCCGATTAGCTGTGATCGCCTTTGCCGATGGCGCCGGGGACGGCGCGGAGCGACGAACGGGGGCCTTACGTCGTGCGGGTGCCATATGCTTTCCCTTGTTCGACAGTGTTCTCTGTGCAATCTGTCGTGCAAACTACGGCGTGCGCATCTATGTGTCAAATCGGATGGCTGAGATCAATCACCTTGCGTGTGTAAGACACTCCGCGTCGCCCATCGAGCAACCTATGAGTGTCACGTTCTGCCTCACGATTTACCAAGGCGGTGCCAACATCGACAGTGCCAATCGATCGCAAGTAATAATACATACACTGGCGAGGGTTACTCACACGATGGATTCTGTCTTCCGCCTGTTTCTGCTGGTCTGGAATCCGGGTCTCTGAGACGAAAATCATACGATCCGCTGTGTCGATGGTAATAGCGGTACCGCCGGCCTTGACATTCAAGAACATGATCTGCTCATTACCGGCCCTATTGAATCGATCGATGATACTGCGCCTATCCTTCGATGGCGTCTTACCTGTGATTCCCGTGCATAGCGGCTTGCCCGGCTTGGTCCTGAAATGCTTCTCTATACCGGCGGCGAATACATCAAGAATGCCAGTATAGAAGCTGACAATTACCACCTTGGTAAGTGGATTCTTTGGATACCCCCATTCTTCTAGGCTTTCGACAATCCAATCGAACTTGTTTGATGGAAGTTTGGGAACATAATGGTAGTCGATATCGCCGTTCGTGTGGCGCCTAGGTGCTATGTCGCCATAGCAGCTAGCTAGCTGTTTTAGCCTGGTTAGCTCTGCCAAGGCCGTAATGGCCTCAAGTCTGCCTGAATCAAGTTCTGCAACCGACGCAACTTCCATAGCCTCATATGCGCTGGCTTGCTTACCCGCCATTGGTAGCCAAATCCCGATCGGACTCTCAGCATCATTAGACGATAGCGGTGTACCGATTTCAAGCTTGGGTGGTAAGTCTGGCGCAACTTCCGCCTTAGTCCGTCGTAAGGCCACACTACTGATGGAATCCCATAGCATTCCCTCACGGTCTTTACGAAATTCGCCAAGTTGGTATCCTGTAAAACCGCCTTTCTGCCAGTATAACTCAGCCCATCGGTTGAATGCTGTATACGTGAGCGGGTCAAGCCAATTGAGAGTACCCCATAACTGATGCGGCTTTGAGTCGAACGGAGTACCCGACATCGCGATACGTAGCCCGTCCTCACGTACCGTGAGCATTTCAAGGCCCCTACGCCTTTGGGTCGGTACACCCGTACGCCTAATGAGCGACTCATGTGATTCGTCAACAATTATCGCACCCCATTCAATCTCAAACAATTTGGGGTAGTTGTGCTCTGTCAGTCTTTCAGTCTTGCGAATTTTCAGGTGACCACAAGCTAATTCGCGCTGTTGCTTGATTTTGTACTCTGTTCGATGTCCACACTCGTGACAGATCAGCCATATTTGGGTGGTCACTATCTCAGGGTGCACAATGATCCATGTCGTTGGACCGTACCGTGTGGTGGCAATTCGGTACTCCCGCTGATATCTAAGCTCAGGGAGTGTAACGGCCTTGTGCTTGCTGGGTAGCCACCGAGTGATTTCACGCTGCCAAACGCTCTCTGACGCCGTTTTAGGTGCCACAACGAGGTACGGTCCGGGTACCTGTGCTTCAAGGATTCCGCCCATGGCGATGAGCGTCTTACCAAGGCCGGGATCATCGGCAACCAGGGTTGCCGTGTTGTCCGCAATGAACCGAGCGCCTACCCGTTGGTACGGTCGGGCATCCATAGCCCTGTAAAGCTTTGGTGCGGCCTTGGCAAGATTATCTAGCGACGCGTCATGCTGGGCTGCAAGCTGTGCCATTGAATTACGGCTGTCGCGCACTCCCCGGGACCATCGTTTGAGTTCAGTACCTACGCGCAAGGAGGTACCGAACTTCATACGCAATAGTTGGCAGGTTTCTAGGTTAAGCGGTACGGTCCAATACCCCGCGACCGTTTGATATGCCCCGGGAATGGTTGTGCGCAAGCCTGGTAGTGGTGAGTCGGACCGTATTGCTATTCTCCGACCGTGCTTTTCGATATGCACGGACACGCGCTATGTCCCTTTCTATCTGCGAAATATCGAGTATGCCCCAAACGTAAAAGAATGCTAGCCCAGCGGGTACATATAGCCAGCCTGTCATTACCAGTATACCCAACATGGCCAGCGTTAGTTGTATGTACCCGATGATCTTCACGTGCTTGTCAGCGAATATCAGTAGGCGTTGCACGATTGCTCCATGCGTACGACAAGTGTACAGCGCAATAGTCTCGGGAATCTACTCTGTGCTCGAAACCAAGATGCATAAGTGCTTCACTCATGCAAATGGCGTCGTTCGTGTCGTACGTGCGATAGATGTACAAGTTACCAGTGCTTGTGAGGTATTGAATCACATACTCCATGTCAGCCCACCTTGAGCAGTGCGTCAAGTCGGAAGGCCCTAAATCCGCCTGCCTCTCGGTCACAGAACTTGATAACCCGTGAGCCTGGCGTTTCGTCGCCCAGTCCGGTGTACAAATGCACGATTTCAATCTTGTCGCCTGGTATGATCGCCGACTCTTTGATCTGACCAAGCTTGTTCCACCACGTTACCCGCATGCCGGACAACTGTCGCACAACATCGATATCACTAGTCTCGTCGGGATCAAAGCCAAGTTTTGACGGCGGCTTATTGTTAGCTACTGGCTTCTCTTGGTCCCACAATGAATAACTTTGGGAGTGCAGCACGCCATCAAGCCACACCATGTGAATGAGTTCATCGCCCCGTGAGGCAGTGATTTCCGCGTAACCGGCGCCATCTGATGTCCATGCCCGGCCTTTGACAGCCCATCCAACGGCTTCTAGCTGAGCTTTGGCAGCCTTGGCTTTGTCGGCACTAGGGGGCATGTACGTTTGAGCCTTAGCAACAGGCTTAAGGGGCTTTACGGGGGTAGCAGGCTCAACCGGCGCACTGAACACAGGTGCCACAGTGCCCATACGGCGGTTTTTGATCTCAGAGGCGGCTTTTTCTACCCGAGACACCGGCGGATCGACGCGGCGACGGTTGGCGAGGTACTTACGCAATGCCATACGCAGTTCTTTAACATTTTCCAGTCGTGTAATCGAGCTAGCACCAATTCGCCGTGCGTACGCCCGCAGTTCTCCGGCCGACATACGATCCAAATCATCACCATCGGCAGAATCGGCGTGCTGGGCCATCGGCATCCGTCGGGTCGGGATGGCCAGTCCCCAGGCGTCCGGCGCCGCCTCTGTGCACGGATTGTTCAATGGGCAGTCAATCGGCACCCTGCCACGCTTAACCTCACGCATGAACGTTCCGCCATGCATCTTACAGGTAAGTTGCTGCATTTTCGGCAACACGATTCACCCTCTCTTTCACATATAAACGTGCCCTTAACGGGATTCGAACCCGCATACTTCGTTTGCGACCAGACTTAGAATTCATCCGTATCAAGCGCTCTACCATTTGAGCTATAAGGGCGTACCCGGAATGGGATTCGAACCCACAACACACAGCTTTTAAGGCTGTTGCCTCTGCCATTGGGCTATCCGGGCTAAGACAGTGCGCAGCAACGGCTAGGCAACCCCTCGTGGGTACCGTCGTGACCGCGCTTCATTCACAGAGATCGACAAAAACTCAGATGTTAACGCACTGTCGCGCCTCTGGTCGGGATCGAACCGACAACCTGATTACTAAAACCCGCCGGAGGTTATTATGAGAGGGTGCGATGGCGGATTCTTTCATCGTTCTACCATTTGAACTACAGAGGCAGGCGTGAGGGGAACGGGACCGTCCCAACGTTCCCCCCACTCTGTACCATTATTCTTAAGGGATTAAGTTATTGCTCGGAGCGCCGAATTGCGCTTGTGTGAAGTAGTTAGCGTTTTCCATTGCACGCTTATCAGCCATTCCAAGGCTCATATGCTTGCCAATCATTCGCTTGAATAGTGCAAGCGAGAAGTTGTAACACCATGTCCAGTATTCCGGCGCTGCAACAGCCCAAGCCTGCTCAAGAGTCAATCGGGGGAATTGATTCTCGGTAACATTGTTGGCTTGATTAATGCAGTGCTGCTTGATTTCCTGCACTGTGAGCGTGTGCACGTCATCAGCAAGCGCCATAATGATAATTCGCGTCAATTCATGATCGTACGCTTGACGCCAGTACATTTTAGGTGCTTCATTGAGTGCGTCGTCCAATGTAAGCATTTCTTCCCTCTCCTAGTCAGACAATAAGAGAGGCAACCACGGTGCGAGTGCACGTAGATACCTCATGAGAGCGTGTTTACCTCTCAGATTGACTTACTAGAAGTTCACAACGCATAACCGCCTAACCTCAACGGGTGTCTACCGGCCTACGTGGTTATGTTTGCGTCTGGAAATATAAATAAAACAGAGAGTCTCGGTAGGCGATTTGCGCGCCGATAGTTCAACAGTCCACCCTATAGGTGGTCCATTCGAATTACGGTAGCTAGTTGGCGCCACGTCATGCGTGACAACGTTCCCAACATCGCATCATCCCGATTGCTCTAGCATCCCTACGTCTATCCGAACGCTCACATTGGCCGTTCGGCACTCCCGAGACTCTCTGAGCCTAATTCAGTCAATTAGCCCTACACACGCATTATCCCGCGCACCTTCAGCTTTCGCCTACTCCAGTTGGCCCACCCTAAGGGGCTCAAACGCGTTCTATCCTACGTTTTCGGGTATCCAGTTATAAAGAATCACGTGCGTTCCGATGGGCGATTCACCGTCCCTTGCGGGATGTACCTCGGAAGCGGTTCAGTTGTGCTTGCCGGGGCAACGTTACTCCTCGAAAAATCATTGTCAAGTGTGACCCGGGCCACATTATTGTTGATCATGTCAAGGTAGGCGAGCTAGGGTCGCCCTTGCCCGCAGAAGCCACACTAGCCAGCAGAGACAGGAGCATGCCGCCCACTGTGAAGCCCCCTACGCCCGCCCAGTCCAACGTACGGGCATCAACCGCCGTAGTGCCTAGCGTCGCCAAGGCTGCGATAGCTCCGCCCCTCACAGCGTGCTCTATGGTGCGCTTCCAAAATGTACGATTGTACATATAAATCACACCTTTTCAATCTTCATGGATGATCCGGCATAGATGGTGAAATTGCTAGCATTTGCATTGACTTGTGCGTACTGGAATTGAATGTTTCCAGAACTTCCCGCCGTAGCTACTGAGAACCAAAATTGCACAGGAGCGGTATTAGGGCTAACCCCCGGGCCAATAGCACCCGTAAGTGTTGATGTAGGCATACTGTCAAAAGCTAAAGTTGGGCCGGTAGTTCGACACAGAAATGTACCGGCTAACCATGTAGCACCAGCAGGTAGTGTGAAATTAAATTTCGCAAGGGCGGCCGCTGCGCATGCATAGCTAATATTGGCATGACACGTATAGCGTGTATTCGCCAACATTGGCAGCGATAATTCATTGTCGTTTACAAAAACAGTATTATTGTTCGATCCGATATCATTTACGGTCTTAATTCGTGGTTTTACACCCTCAAGTAGTGCCAGGCGAGTTTCTAGATCGTTGTTTTGCGACGGATAGACACGCTGACCGGAGAAAGTAGTGGTCATATCAATCCTTAGAATGCGTAGTAAGCTTCTAGTACAACGGTGACCGGTGTATTAGCTAGTTGATTCTTTACAATTCCGTTGACTGATCTAGTCACTGTGAATGATTGCGGACTAGTAGTGTTGGCAACAGCGGTAACCGTCATTTTCTCACCAGCAACCATGATGTCAAATGGTAATGATCCCGCGTCGTCTGCCGCCCTCACCCATCGGGTGCTCGTAAAGTTAATACTTAACGTGGTATCAGTGGTGTTGTATCCGGTAGCCAACGTTGAATCTGCAGAAGCATATCTAGTGGCCGTACTGTCATAAACACCAGTGGTGTATACAGAGGCAGGAGTGGTCACAAATTCAATAGACCATTCAAAATTGGAAAGTGTTTCATTGTAGCCTTGAATTACACCTGTGACTGTCTCCGGCGGTAGCCATACTGGCAGATTGTACATTCCTACAATATCACCAATATCCAGGCTAGCCAAGGCTGCGCTAGTCGGGTGGTTACCAGTGAGTTCCGAGCGAGCCATATTGCATGTGATACTCGGGAATCTGGATTCATCGCATGTACCAATGCGCAGAATTTGATATCCCACATGGGGCAATGTTGTATCTAGCGCTACGTGTGACGTGAAAGTACCTCGGTCGTACGTGCCTACGCCATTAGGCGGAGTCTGTGTGTTCAATACGCCGGATGCTTGTGTTACGCGGAATGTCGCACCATTATTGCGCTGTACCGTAACATCATTCCATGTTTTTGAATCATCATCAAGCGGAATTGGCACTTCCGAGGGTTCGTGCCCCGCGTAATTCATGGTAACTGGTGGCTGATTGTACAATGAATTAATTGCCCTATATGTGATGCTGCGAGAATTGCGCGTGTCAGTAACAATCCCCAAATCTGCCGCTTGGATATCCTGCAATAGCTCAGGAAGTTTTGCCGTTCGCTGCGCGGTAAGTGCTTGACTAGTTCCATCGTCAAAATAGAGAATGGGTATGGAATCTTGTACAGCTAACCTATCCAAGCGGGCAGTTATACTCTCGCCCTGGTAGCCGATCATGGCTAGATAATGCGACGGTATGGATATTCCGCTATATACAGCAATATGCCCCGTAGAACCGCTTACAACGGCTGTATTCGGCGATTGTAGAATATTGACTGTGGTTAGATTTCCAGTAGTAAACCCGGCTGATGCTGTACCTAATGAATTACCATCGATAAATAGCTCAGCTACACTATTACCAGCGGCATAACTACACGCTACTTTGAATGTATGCCATTGTGAATTCAATAGTGGATAACTAACGACTAACGATAGATTAGTTACACCGTCGTATGTGTGCCCACTAACTATAACGTTGTATGTTGAAGTACTAGGGTCTTGATACGTTGTCATTGCCCAGATAGTGCCAGTAGTCTGCCAGCTAATTGGAGTATATGACGATGTACCTGTTATATTTGGTACCGAATTGATAATGCCCTCAACGGACCACGCATTACCGGTAGCTCCGGTAATGTGCGCAACTAGTGCCTCTCCGCCCGGTCTAGATAACGTCTGAACTACAGCATTTGGTAGCTTATTCGGTGCACCAGCCGGCCCATCTATCTGCCCAAATTTAATTCCGATAGTGTCGAAAGTCATATTAGTGTTTGGCACTAACGAACTACCTACTAATGCGGAAACACCATCATCCAGCGTCCAATATGCGACCGGATTATCCGCTAGAACTGCGCGACTTAATGGTGACCTAGGAGTCTTATTGCCTTGGTTCATTCTCCGGGTCACACCAGATACTGTGATTGCTGCTCTAACGTCCTTTCCAGTCTTATCCCACTTGATCGGCCATTGCGCTACTTCGCCATTAATGCGTGTGAGAATAGCCGTAACTACGATATTGTCCCAATAGAATAATATCGGCTTTGTATTGGTATTTCCCGCTGCTATTCCAGACCTAAAACCGACTCCGCCTGGTTGGAGGAGCGCTTTGTTCTCTACTTCTAGTGTCCAGGCGGTAGGTTCAGCGCCAGCGGCATCCCATACCTTGTAGCTTATCGTTGTTCCGATGATCTGCATGCGGCAACCAATAGGCTGTCCAGTCCAGGTGAAAGTACCGACGCTCGCTGTGGCTATCTGTAGTGTGTCATTAACATAAATCTTGGCAGTCATGGCGCCACCAGGCGCAATGTTCAACCTACCGAGATAATAACCCACGGCAGATTTTCTAATCATCAATCCGCATACTTCGATATTGGACGTTACTACTGTATTAATTACCGTGTCAGCAACAGCCGAAACATTCATATCTTCAAGTACTAATTGATCAATTGATGACCAGCGATAACCACCTGCTACCGGAATACTGAGAATCCCACTACTGCCATCAGTAGACCAATCAGTGCCATTAATAGGTGCTCCCGCGCCGATCATGCCGTACGCATTACCACCGTTACTACTGCCCCAACCAGAGGCGATAGTGCGGGTGAATGTGTCGCTATCATCCATGCCGGAACCCGAGGTCCAATGGGGTCTAACGTAAATACGCACTGGTGTATTCTTGCCAATCAGCCCATAGTACGGACTACGCGGATTCCTAGGAGAATACTTTCCGGCCGGATTCTTAAGTTCCATTGTTGCTGATGACGGTTGCGCAGTGCCGAATGTGTCATCTCGTCCTCTGTGCAATTTTATCTTAGTATTAGCTCCCTCACCTAATACATCAGACGTAATGTTCACCCATGTACCACCGATTAATGCTTCAATCACGGTATCTAATGGTGTTACTGGAAAAACCATAGGTAACGCTCCCAGCAATACAATTATCGGCAAAATAGCATTACGTAGCCGACGCAACCAAATCATTGAATGATCCACCACTAGTAATTACTCGCACATTGAGATTCTTAAGTAGTGCGCGGGTTAGTTCATCGCTAACATCAGACTTTAGCTCAACAACAACAGTGATTTTGTCTGGCAGATCTACCTTTTCTCCGTCATTGTTGTTAGCGGCTCTAGCCTTATCTGCTGGTATTACACGCTCGCCTTGATGCACGATAGCCGCGCCCGTGCGCAACACGTCTCCGCCTGTCTCCAGCATGGGCAAGCGCGGCATGGAGAACGAGTCTCCGCCTACGCCTGGTATCCAGGAAGGGAGCGTGAATGCCAACCTACCGGCGGTATTATTCCACGCCCAAGCGACCATATTGAATGCATGCTTGAATGCACTGGCTATGCAATCGCCTACCCAATTGAACTCGTCAACAATTCTACCCGGAATGCCGAGAATAAAATTAGCCGCATTTGAGACAGCGCTTGTAATTCCGTGCCAGACGCTAGCGATATGGCTTCCTACCCAACTAAAATCAGTGGCAATAACATTGACAACGGCACTAGTGGCATCTTTGATCCAATCCCATGCAGCCTTTACAGGGTCGCCAATGCCTGACCATATCCAATTCCATAGATCGCTAAACCATGTAGTTTGCGTGGCAATCCATATAATAGCGGCAACTAGTGCGCCAATGGCCAAAATGATAAGACCAATCGGGTTTGCGTCCATGGCGAGATTCCATAACCACTGAGCCGCTGTAGCAATTCCCGTAGCTGTAGCGGTTGCAGCCGTTGTGGTGGCCTGCCAGATAGCGCTAGCCGCTGCTTTCACTGATGCGGCAGACAAGGCGGTATTGGCGATTTGCAATAAATCAATAGCCCCTACCGCACCCATGATCAGCGGAGAAATGGTTTCCATTTGTTGCGCGAATTGCGCCAGACCAGTAGGCGGTTTTGAATTGTGTTGCGCTTCATTTAAATCAATCTGAGCTTGTTTGGCATTTGTTGATGCTTCCGTACCGTCGTGCAGATACTGCGTTTTATCTACTTCTGCTTGGTTCGCATCAATCGTTGCCTGCTTTCCGTCTTCAGTAGCTTGCTTCATATCCAACTGCGCTTGCTTTAAGGCATTAGATGCCTTAGCAGCTTCAAGACTGTTAGCTCCATGCTCCTTTACTGCCGTATCTAAATCTTGCTGCGCTTCCTTAGCGGCAATTTGGGCATTAGCGTAATCAATCTGCGCTTGCTCCGCGTCCACACCCGCTTGTCGACCGTCTTCCTCTGATTGACTGACGTCAACTACTGACTGCTTTGCGTCGATCGCTGCTTGACTTACGTCGTTGTACGCTCGCTCTAGATCTACCTGTGTTTGGGCTAACCGTTGGGCTTTCTGCCGACCAGAGTCTTGAAAGTCACTGACAGCCGATATGGCACCGCCTAGCTTGTCCATACCGTCGGTAAGCTGTGTTCCGGCGCCAGAGACCAAATCAAGGCCCTTACCCAGAGTGCCAGAACCGCGTGCCGCTGTGTCGAACGCGTCCTCTGTGTCACCCATAGAGGTAACCATCACTCGGGACGTTTGTTGAGTAGCGTCTCCAATTCCTGAGATAGCATCGCTGGCATTATCAGTGGCACCGACTGTGATTGAAATGTCGTTAGCCATTTAATTCTGCTTTCTGTTGCGCTAGCTCTTCCTCGCGTTCCGCTTGAGCTTCTAATTCGTCACGCTTATAACCATAGCTTTCAAGTTCCAATAACTGTAGAATTTCTGTGCTTTCAGCGCGCACGGCTTCAAGGGATGGATAACTGAACCGCTCCATTAGTGCTAAGAGAATTTCGGCATGGGCAATGGCGATTGGTTTTGAATCTCGCCTAGCCTCAACATCTGAGCCCCTAGGGTAGTCGCGTCGCCACTGCTCATACTCTTCTCTTTTGGGGCTGTAACACCACTAACAGCAGTCATCCATCCCTTGAGCAGCTTCATTACCAAAGTGCTATCAAGACAGCGCATATGGTGGCTGGTCGGCGGTAACGGCTCGTCCTCTAACAGACCACAAGTTGGGCAATGCATGTCGTTGTGGTCAGTACCAAATGAATCTACGGGTGGATGCTGCATTGTCCATTCAACAATCCGTGATGCAAAAAAATCGTACGTTGGATTGTTTTGTATGTCCTTTGTAGGGTCCATGACTGGCTTAGGCATTTTCGCCAAGCGCTCAAGCATACCCATGGACGCGCCGATGGCGGTAATAACTAAGCCTGGATAGTCCTCATATTCGACCTGGTAGCGCTGAACCGAGGGTGTGAATCCGGTAGGCATTATCTCTCCCATTTATTCAGTAAATCAATCAGTTGTTACGCCCACGTAGGAACAGTGCCGTCTGCCAGCACAAACGGAACCTGCCCCTTGAATGAACCGTCCGTCCCGCGCGTAAGTTTGTAATCCGTGAGCAATACCTCATTGGGTAGAGACTTGGCGCTCACAGTCATTGACAGTGTGCGGACAACGCGCAGGTCACCAGAGAAAACCGAGTGACCGCCACCAGCAGCACTATTGAAAATAATATTCAATGTGCCACTGAAATCAACCAGACCAGCGAGGCGCTCTTCTGCGAATTTATCAACACCAGTAACGACAATCGGAGCGTACGGCGTGCTGAAATCAAAGTTCGTAACATCATTCTTGATAACAACCGGCGTACCGGCTGCATTGTCACATGAGAGTGTAGTCCAGCCTAAGCCAGTCTCTTTAGCCATCTCAGCCTCTTTCCAATACAGTACGAATCTTGTTCAAATCTTCGGCCATGTTTTCAGCCCAGTCATCAGCGCTAACGTGTTGCCGTGCGTGCTTAATATTGAAACTACGGTAATCACCCAGCCCAACAAAGAAAAATGCTGGGCGTTCTGGTAAATGACTCCGCCAGGCAAAGCATTGCTGACCAGGTTCAAACACTAGATAGATTTCTTCTGGCGTTAGCTGTACCTCTCTGTACCGCCGACCAGAAGAACGGGCAGCCACTTCTAGCCCTTCCTGCCGTAACTGCGTTAGCGACAGCGAGAAGCCTTCCAAATAGCCCTTACAGCCGTACTGTTTGCACGATATCGGGCGTAGGTCTGGCGTGATCGGCTGTCTGATAGCGAATGTCTCGTAAGCGTGGGTAGGAAGTACGTTAGGCATCAGATTGTCATATCTGTGATATTGATGGTTGCCGCTACAGCGAATGTGCAGCTTGTAAATGTTCCGGAGGATACCACACGCAGCCACCTTTTGGTAGCTAAGTTTCGCGCCGTAGCGATACGTTCCTTGTTAGGTGCCGCAGTGACTACCGTGAATCCTCCACCTGTTACATCGGCGTATGGATCTCCAACGGCATTATCGTTTGACTGTTGCAGTTTAATTGTGATGTTTGTGCCAACAAAGGCAAATACTTGCAGGTACGCCTGTAATCCGAAGTTGTAGGCGGCAGGTGTCGGATCGCCGAAATCAACACCTGTGCCATTGACAGCGCCAGTATCAACCCGCTTGCCAGCAGTGAGTGCTAGGCCCCAATCGAGCCACCATGCGTTAGCCAGCGTGTCAACGTCATGTAGATATGAGCCATTATTATCCCGCTTTGATTTAACGTTGGTTTCTTTACAAACTTCACATGCTACCGGTGCGCCTAGCGTTGTCTTGTGAAAGTAGGTCGCAATTCGATCCACCCTAGGCGGAGTAGAAATTGCCAGATGTGAGTTTGTCGGATTGAAATAGTTAGTCCAACTGATACCCGCCTTGAGCTGTCCCGCCTTGCGCTCCTGTGCACTCTTATCGATACCAGTCATGGGTAAGGTATCAATGCTCTTGCTAATAGAACTCAGCGAGGCAGTGTCACTCGACAAGTCATATCCGTCAAGATAAAAATTGGCACCTAAGCCAGTCTCTTTAGCCATGGTTCCTCCCTACTTAACTTGCGGCCATACGTCGTTGACGATGCATGGCACTGTTACGTCAATTACTCGGTACTTTCCGCCCTCTGGAAATTCGATATAACCCGCCTGGCTAGCTAATGGTGAACCGAATTCTCCCATTAAATCAACGTTACGTATGGCGCCACCGAAATCAAAATCATCGTGGTACCGTCGCATTAAATTACTAGCAGCGCGCATTAGTGACGGATCTAGCATGTCTTGCACATCAGTATTTAGATTTGCAAAAATACGTACCATGAATACTACCAGTGCCGATGTCGAGTCTAGGCCACTAGCCAAGGGTACTGGTTGCATATGTTGCAACCACACAGCGGCAGTCAGGCCGTTACCAGGGCTTCTGTCAACGTCATGCATATTAACCCGCTGAAAATAGCCACTCGCCATGATGTCGCTCACGACACCATTGAAGATCGGATCTATCCAGGATTCGTCGGGTGTGGTTGTCATGATAGTTCCTTGATTAATGCATTGATAACTGGTTGCGCAATCTTTACTTTATCAGCAGCTAGACCCTGCCTGATATCACGGAATGTGTGATAACCCTTGAATCGTGAAATTCTATTTCTAGACGTCACTCCCTCCAACCATCCACCATAGATAACATTAGAGTCTGTGATTCCCCGATAAATTGAACGTCGATCAATAGCAATTCTAGACTTGTAAAAGCCGGTAGGGTGCATAAGCACTTGCCCTAGGCGGATAGTAATACGGTTTACACCCTCTTGGGCAATAGCCTCATTGACCGCGATTACAGCGCGGGCAGCCGCTGCTTTTGTTTGACTTGCATTGAATAGTGCACCCTTTTGTTTCATGTCTACATTTATACGGAAGTTAGGCATTAGACCGCACCTATTCTTCCAAGGCGCGCATGCGCTTGTGCTGCCTGGTCTCTGATGTCCGCCAGGCCCTTGCCGGAAGCAGCTCTAGCTGAATCTCCAGAACCAATGGTGCGGCTGTAGCCTGCCACTTCCTGTAGCACAGATGACAACGACTCGGCAATACACAATTGATTGATCAGTGCAGGAATGACGAACTTGTACACCGTTGACGCAATAGCGTGTACGGCTGCCACAGAGCCTAACTGCCCTCGGGCTAGCTGAACCCCTATGCGCGCATAAATGGCCGTACCGGCAACGTGAGCCGCTAGAACGCTACCGTCGTACGCCCTCTCGACAACCAGGCCATTTCCGATAACATCAGTCACTAGCATTTTCTCAGAATCAATAACAATAATCTCATCCGGAGAAAATGTAGCACCGTTTGCCACTGTCAAGAATGTATCCGATTTCAATGCAGTAACACCTGTGCCACCGAGGTTTTGCCCAACGGCAACATATGATCTTTCAGTAACAATCAAATACTCTGTGTCGATTCGCAGAATATCGCCGACACCTATCCTGGCAGTGCTCCATGTTACCGACGTAACAAGCGTATCTGTGCCGTTCAACTGCACACTGAGTGCGCCTACAACGTCCTCTGTGTTGCTATAGCTCCACTTACCTGTGATGGCGATAGTGCGCTGTAGTGGTCCCGCGAATGCCGCATTAGTTTCAAGATTTAATTCTAGGTACATGAATGGCGGACCAGAATTAACCGGTTCCAAATAATAGTTGTTCGATGGAATGGTCACACCGTTGCATACAACACTAGTGACTGAAACACAGTCGTGTTGCTCGAACCAAAGTTGCCATGCATAGGCGTATTGGAAGTTCGGCCATGGAAAGTAGAACGTTCCTAGGAACGGGTAGAAAGTGCGATTCATCGCACCGTCAATTGCCAGCGAAGCGGCGGCAATCGCTCGATCAATGCGTTGATTAGATCGGGACGTCTCCATTAGATCAAGGGCGGACTTTACATCTTCTCTTGTTGCATACCACGGGCGCATATTGATTCCATCTGAACTAGTGGCCGAATAATCTCATTATGCAGTATGCGACTCCGGCACCGAATCCTCCGGAACTTGTGACGATAGCGGCAATTCTGTACCGATATTGCCTCTTGGCATTTCGTGCATCTC